AGATTACTCTAGGATTGGGGTTATTATTAATAATATCTTCTGTTTGATACACGTTGTTTTCTTTATCTATATACCACATAATTCCTTGAATATCCTGTACCCATAGTTCAACCTTTTGGGTTTTAATAGCATCCTCGTCTGTATTACTTATAATGCCATGAGGGACTCCTTTATTATGAGTTCCACAATAAGAGACGTCATTATCTTTACGACGTCTTGTACATTGTTCACCATTTGCGCGTTTTGCTATACATCTTTCACAACCAGGTACTACATTTTTTGTACGTTTTCTTTTTGTGAAGTCTTCTGTCTTAAATGTCAGCTGTTCATAATTAAATACAAACTCAATTAGCTTATGTTTTATTTCATCATCCATTTGAACATCTAATATTTGGTCTTTTACATTATTCTTTAAACTATTCAAGTAATCCCCAAGGGTTTTATTAATACGACGTTCCATGATAAGATTTACTGTTATTATTATATTATAGTATACGAATGATGCTATATCAATTTTTTATATCTGTTACTGAGTATATTAGAGAACCCACATTCAAACATTACTGTTTTCAATCTTGTAAAGATAAGTTTGATATGGGTAATACTACGGTTGATATAATCAAAAACACCAAAAAAGATATATATATTGTAAAATGGCTGATATCTATACCTAACAACTTAAAAATCTGTACAAATAAAAAAACCCCTGATAAAGCTATCAACGCATTCCTAACATTTATTATTTCCATAATTATACTATACTTATATTTATTTCTCAAAGATGTAAACATAAGTTATTTTATTCGATATACATTCGGCGAGATTCGGAGTTCTCTGTAAATGAACTATCTATCTTATGATACGATAATGGTATTTGAGAATCATAGTCTTTGATGATCCAGTAGGGTATACCATTATTTGATATAAACATACTATCATATGAACCATTCAATAATTCTTTTCTTTTCTCTAACGATTCATCTAATAATGATATATAATGAGTTTTCAAAAATATAGCAAATCGCACAATTCCATTTTGTCTATTATTAATATTATTATCACTAAACATGTCTATAGAATATTTATAATCTGTAAAATAATAATAAGACCCATTAGTTAATATTCCCTCATTATTCAATGGATTGCCAAATATAGAAATAAACTCCATCTTGTCACGTTTACATCCTATATAGCCTACCATTGGTACTTCATACCGTGTATTATCGTCTTCGTGTAAATAAACAAATTCCTCGTTCTTGAGGAAAAAATCTATGTTTCCGTTATCAATATCAAATCCACATACTTGTTTTTGGTTTACCATTTCATCTATTGTGACTAACCATAAGTCGTTTCGTTTAGTTAACAAATGACTTTCTATGCTAGATTCACTACAATCAAAAAATACATAATACTCATTATTAATATGTTGAAATCCTTTGTATATATATCGACTACTCTTCTTATAACATTTAAACATCATATCTAAAATGATTGTGGTTAATCTATAAATATCAATGTTACTACCTGGAAGAAATGAAAATCTAGGGAAACAAACTTTATTGGGGGTCTTATCATGATTTTCATCGTATTTAAACATCAAATATTGTAAGAAGGGAGTATTTGTTTGTGTATTTATTTGATATCCGCATACATGTATTGTTTTTTCACTGAGAGTATCGTCTGTAGATATATTATTATTTAAATGATAATTTAAATCTTGAAATAGATTATTGACCCCTTTGTATATTATTGTATTTTGTTCACATTCTAAAGATGTTATTTCATTATCATTTATAACTATTTGGTCTACTTCTTTATTCACATTTTCACTTTTAACTAACTCAAACAAGTTTTCTTTATCTTCATAAATCATTTTATTTAACGAATCGCGTAATTCAACATAATCGTGATTTAATTGTTCCTCACACTGTTTATAATAATCATCATCGTCTAACACTTCCATCTATGGCAATATATATTTATCATTTAAATATATATTTATATCATTTATCTACATTATTTATCCACATTATTTATCCACTTTACGTCGTATACTCTCCTTTACTTCTTCTGTTCTATTTTCCATAACAAACTTGGTTACTTCTTGGGCTTTATTAGGTGTGTCTTCAAAATAACTCTGGAGAATATTCATTAATGATTTACCATTCAATGCCTTTTTTACTTTATGTTTTTTATATATCAAAGCTCCACCATTTATATCAAAACAATCTATTTCATTGGTCTTCATTACATTCATTAAACCTTGAGTCAGATTTTTTTTCTTATTCCGTCGTTCCTTTATTTCATTTTGTAACATTGCGATCTCATTGTCTATTTGTATCCATTCCTTTATATTTGTTACTAATTCCTCTTTTGTCTCCATATACAACTATTAAACATTTTATTTTTATATACTTATTCGTTTTGTATTTTTACACTATTGAAAGATTATAGTGTCTTTTGCACATTGTAGTATTCATAAATAATGTATTTCCACAACATTTACCTTTATTTTTACCAGTTTTCAATATACTATTACATGATTCTAATTCGCCGTTCTCTACATTCTCTACATTATCGTTCGCATCCGATGCGATATTAATAATTACATTTTCTAAATTATTCTGTTCTAATAACTTCATATTTTCTTCATCTTTAATCTTCTTTCTCATCATTTTACTATGAGTTTTACAATAATATTTGTGATTTTTTTGGAAATATTTTACATGAGTGTCATTACAATATATATTTTCAGTCGCATTGGTGTCATCTACTCCAGTTACATAGAAACAACATCCGGAAACATATTTATATTTCGGATTATAAAACATAGCAGACATCATTTCAGCTTCTTGATTGAAATAATTAATACCATGAATATTAGGTTTATCAACCATTGTAGGTAACAGTTTTTTTTGAATATTTCTACAATACGGACAACGTATTTCGTTGCTACGTAAAGGATATCTTTCCATTTTATTATATTTCATTTTATGATTATACACATCGTTATAGATTGCGTCATAATTAAACTTGTGTCCACATTCTAATTCTACATGTTCATTGTCTAATTTATCGTTCGTAATCAAACATAAATTATCTAAAAACACCGTTTCACAATCGTCATTTAATTCTTTATAAAAATCGATATTTCCTTCTATTAAATATTCATTCATTTACACATATATTCATTTAAATCTTTATATTTTTATCTTATTAATATAATAATGTCTCCAAATAAATGGGGGCCTCGTGTATGGTGTTTTCTACATACTTTAGCTGAAAAAATTAAAGATGAACATTTCAATATCGAAGGTCGTCAAATGATTACTTTTATAATTCGTATATGTAAAGTGTTGCCCTGTCCGGAATGTTCTCAACATGCCTCACAATTTTGGGGCAATGTCAATGTGAATGGTATTAGACATCGTGAAGATTTGATGAATCTAATACATATATTTCACAACATTGTAAACAAACGAAAAAATAAGGAAGTATTCAAAAAAGAACAACTGAGTGTTTATAAACATATTAATTTGATAAATGCGTACAATAGCTTTGTATCGGTTTATCATACAAAAGGAAATATGAAATTGTTGGGGGAAACATTTCAAAGACAAATGGTTTTAGGTCAATTAAAAAAATGGATACAACAAAATCATCATTGTTTTACGAAGTAGATGAACTGATTAGTTCCCCATTTTTATAAACAGAACACTTAAATTGCGTTTTTTTGGGCATATAACAAACATCTTTGTTTGATGACAATTCGTTGAAAAATAACCATTGTGGCTTACCTATTGCTATCAAGATAATGGGAATACATATTCCAAACAAAATGCCTCCAAATAGATTAGAAACCATCGAACTCCATTCGAGTGCTTTATAACACTGTTTACTATGACGATATAATATATCTATAACAATGATAAATAATAGCATTCCTATTAATACCCAGTTCACATTACTATACATTATCATTGGGAATAATAAGTAGAACAATGTAAACGTCATTGTATATAAGCTATACGTGCTATTAAAGCTGAGACCACCTAAATCACAATAATTATAAGTGGTTTGAGATTTACTACCTAGCATTAAAGTAAATGCCCATCGAATCAATATTACTATTAAAAACCCTAACAAATAAATGAATCCGGTAGCTGTTTGTGAGAATATAGATACCATGAAAATACAAAACGCGGTGATTAATGGTAATGATAGCATTACGACATCAAAGGTATTTTTACTCATTAATCCAGATTTTTTTGATACATCACCCAGAATATCTAATAACTTATTTACATTGTTTTGATTGCCTTGATTGTTTTTGTCTTTAACTAAATCCATTATATAATAACAAATATTTTATTATTATGTAATATGTTTTACTCGAAAATTATTTCAAATACTTCTTCGATTCGTGATACTGGATAAAACTGAATATCTTTTAAAATGTCTTCATTCTTGTATTTATTTCGTAACTCTTCCGCATCTTTCTCATTTTCTTGAGGATAAATAAAATTCTTTACACCTGATTTAATAGACCCTAGTATTTTTAAATCCAATCCTCCTATCTCTGTTATTGAACCATCTAACATTATTTCACCAGTAAGTGCGAAATCGTGTTTGATTTTCTTATTATTCAGTAAACTATATATTGTTGTAGTTATACATGAGCCAGCACTAGGTCCGTTTTTTGGATCACTTGCTGCAGGCGTATGTAAATGAATCCCCCATTTATGTTCCGAATCATACTTTTTCATAATTTCTTTTCTACGTTTTTCATTCGTCATATTGTAAGCAATTGTTAATGCTACATTCATTGATTCTTGCATCACGTCGCCTTGCATTCCGGTTAATTTCAAATGTAAATATTTATCACAAGGATAAAATGACGCTTCAATGGGTAAGGTTCCTCCTTGTCCTACTGCGTTCGCCCACATACCATTTGCGTGTCCTATACGGTCATTTCCATTTATTTTTTTAATTCGTATTTCTTGCTTATCCTTGAAATATTTTGTCTTTATATCTTCAATAGTTACACTTATTGGATAATCATATGCAGATATATCTGATTTCAAAATATTCAAGTTAATTTCCCCTATTATGTCAAATAATTTTTCCTTTAATTTTCTTACACCGGGCTCTAAAGTATAATTTTCTATAATAAATTGTATTACATCATCTTCAAATAATATCATATCTGTTAACCCCATTTTATCATATATATCAGGTAACAAATGTTTTCGAACAATAACTATTTTTTCACTCAACGACAAATTACTGAACTGGATACGATGGATACGGTCCAATAATATTCTATCTATCAGCTCTGCATCATTATATGATAATACAAAGAGAACATTTGATAAATCCAGATTAATTCCATTAAAATACTTATCTTGGAAACTGTCATTTTGTGTAGGGTCAAGTAAATGAGTAAGTATCCCTATAATTTCTCTCCCATTTTCTGTTTTCGATATTTTATCCAATTCATCAATAAATATAATCGGGTTCATACATTTATTATCCATCAGTATTTGAACAATTGACCCCCACGATGACCCTACATATGTATAATTATGTCCGTGCAATGTACTTCCATTCGCATCACCTCCTATGGCTATCATTGAGAATGGACGACTTGCTCCGTTATCATCGATTAAACATTTCGATAATCCATATTTTGCCAACGATGTTTTACCTGTTCCTGGAGGTCCTTCAAATCCAAAACAATATCCAGTCTGTTTTCCGTTAATCCATTGACCAATAATTCGCTCTATTTGTATTTTTGCTTTGACGTGTCCATGAACAGACTGGTCTAAAATATCTTTTACATTACTCATATATTTTGATATTTTGTTCATTCTTTCAAAAATAGTTTCTATTTTTAGATAATAACTCAAATATTTATTTTGTTCAAAGGTTGCATTATATTTTTTTAACAATTCAATGTCACTTTTGTATATTTCCATATTTTTATTGAATGATGTTTTATAATATTTGATTGATTTTGATTGATTTTGAACATCTATTAATTCCGAACTATTATTATTGTATTTTTTCATAAATTCATTCAAATGTTTTATATTATTGATTATATCAGGTTTTTTTCCTGAAAACATATGAACGCTAATATTTTCATAATCATTCGCATCATGAGTATTTGTTAATATAAGTTTTTTAATTTCATTAGAGGTTTTTACTATTTCCAAACTGGTATATCTTTCTTTTTGTTCAAACGCAGACGATACTTTACTATTTGTCATATGGTTGATTACATCTTGTAAATCATTACTATTTGTTTTCATTAACTCCATTATAGGTTCTTTTTTTAATACACCAAATGGGATTTTCAATAAACCTTCTAGAAATTGTCTAGCTTTGGAACCAGAATCTTCTGACTTTGCTTTCACTTCTTTTAGTTTTACCATTGCTTTTTCTTTGACAATATCGTCAGACTTCATCAAACATATCTGTTGTTCCAATGGTATCTTGTTTGTATCATATGTCGATAATTCATTTGTATATTGTATCGTTTCTTTCATTGCCTCATTAAAATAAGACCGAATATTGTGGGAAAAACTGTTCAATAATAACATTTGTTCTTCTGTATCTATTTTGTTCTCAGTATCATTCGATAATAAATCGTAAAGTAAATAACACATATATTTACTTTCAGGATTATCTGAACTTGCCAGCAATTGTATCAAGGATTTTCGTTTGAAAAAAATATTTTGAGATAAAAAATCTTTTGTTATACATGATAATGTTTTTGACAACATTAATTTAGTATCACTGTTATATCCTATAAATAATTTATAAAAACCCTCAAAATTATAAATTAAATAATCTTTTAAAATACGGGACTTCACAAATCTATCAAATAATCCTCCATAAAATAAACTATTATCGGATGGAATATTTTTAGTTATTTTTAACTTCAGTGTATTTACATATGTTTCATTCAAAAAATCTATTAATATATCATCTACTATTCCGTATACGTATATATGTTTATTCAATCCTCTATGATGGAAATATAACTTCATGCCATGAATCTTCATATGGAACACTTTACACTCATTCAAAATATCAACACATTCTAAATTATCTTGATTTTTATCATCACCGGTAGAACTACTGGTTGTTTTACAATTAGTTTTATAACTAGTCGGGTGGAAATATTTTTTAAGTACTTCATATTTATATTCCTCTTCTTTATCTAGGTAAAGATTAGATGACCCAAAACATATACATAACAAGTCTTCCAAAGAACTTGTTCCATATGTTTTTAATAAATTTGACATATCGTTATTTATATTTTGTAAATCAGAAACGATATTATCCACTGCTATGACCCCTTTTTCGGTTTCTACATATAAATAATCTATCTTTTCTGATATTTTTTCCATAAGATTTACACATCGTTTAATGTCCATACTTCCGACTATTTCTAAAGTATGGTTTTTTACAATGTGAATATATGTCTTTTGTAATACATCTCTATAAAAAACAATCTTATTCTTTGTCATTTTCACCACAATATCTATATTGTGATTGTTTTCCGTTATGTTCAACATCATGTTGCTGATATATGTAAATATTATTTATATCAGGTTTTACCATATCGTTAATTATTTTAGAAATGGTATAAATAGTTTCGCATATATACATATATAATAATATTCGCAAACTACACTATACACCATGGGAATCCCTAGTTATTTTTCATACATCGTAAAAAATCACCCTGAAATCATAAAAAAAATAATTCATTCTAAACTTAATATTAATAACCTTTATATGGATTGTAATTCCATTATCTATGATGTCATCCATACAATCGACGACTCCAATCCATCTACTGAACAAATTATATCCAAGGTTATAGGAAAAATAGAAGAATATATTACTATTATAAACCCGAATAATAAAGTAATCTTAGCATTTGATGGGGTAGCCCCTGTAGCAAAATTAGAACAACAGAGAACCAGAAGATTCAGATCTAATTATCTGAAACAAGTCAATGAAAAGGTGTTTGATAAAAATCAGAAGTCATGGGACACTACCGCTATTACACCAGGAACTAATTTTATGAATGAATTAAATATTTCAATGAACACATATTTTAAAAACCATCAATCTAATATCGGGGAAATTATCATCAGTGGTTCAAATGAACCTGGAGAAGGGGAACATAAAATATTTCAATACATTCGTGACCATCCTACACAACATAAAAATGAAACCACCATTATATATGGGTTAGATGCGGATTTAATTATGTTGTCCATTAACCATTTACCTATTTCAAAACATATATATCTATTTCGTGAAACACCAGAGTTTATCAAGTCGATTGACAAGAATCTGGAACCGAATGAAAATTATTTATTAGATATCCCTGAACTCGCTTCCATTATTACAACAGATATGAACAACGGAAGTAAAATGACAACTATACAACACAATAATCGTATTTATGATTATATATTCTTATGTTTTTTTTTAGGAAACGATTTTCTTCCTCACTTTCCTGCTGCTAATATTAGGACAGGCGGTATTGATAAATTATTAAATGCTTACAAGCATACTGTTGGAAAGTTGAATGAAAATCTAACGGATGGAACTAAAATATACTGGAAAAATCTTCGTAAAATTGTATCATTTATGGCAGAAAATGAAGAACAGTTTATTCAAACTGAAACCAAACTGAGAGATAAACGACAACACTATTTTTTTCCTACAGAAACCCCGCAACAAAAAATGGTAAAATTTGATGCGATTCCCACATATGAGCGCAAAAATGAAAAGTTTATTAATCCATTCAAAGAAGGATGGAGAGAGAGATATTACAAATCATTGTTTAATATAGATATTGATGATATGAGGACCAAACAGATATGTCTCAACTATATGCAAGGTTTAGAATGGACTATGAAATATTATACTACAGGTTGTGTTGACTGGCGATGGTGTTATCAGTATAATTATCCACCATTGTTTCAAGACCTAATTAAATATATGCCGTTTTTTGATACCGAGTTTGTTAAAGAAAATAGTCTCTTGTCAGTTCACCCATTAGTACAATTATCATATGTATTGCCAAGAAGTAGTTTAGATTTACTACCTAAAAAATTATATGACAATCTCATGATTGATCATCAAGATAAATATCCGTCAGATTGCGAGTTTGTATGGTCATATTGTCGTTATTTCTGGGAATGTCATATTCAACTTCCGGAACTAGATATTAATGAGTTGGAGAAATATGTACATAAAATAATGTCAAAAAAATAAAGTATCCGTTTTTTTTTATCTTGTTAGTTTCAAAGGTGTAAATGAATAATACATATATTTCAATGTTACCAATTGACATCAGACGATATATTTACGAGTTTGTTCCGTTTGAAAAGTGTACTCATTGTGAAGGTACAATATCTTGTTATGTACCAAGACATCTAGGTATCTACTGTTCGAAATATTGTAGGATAAAAGAGAATATAACTGTTCTCTTTTACATGAATAAGCATTGTATGCTCGTATTTTTTGTAACTAGTAAAAATATATTTATTTCGTTTGCTATCATATGTAGTTTTGCTATTTCATTACTAATGATGTTATCGTTAATTATTATTATTGTCTACATCCTACGTATCAAAAAATATATTATTACATTTATTTGATTTTTTTACTCTGTGAAAACGGCGTTTGAAATGAGAAAAGGTGTAAATCTTCAAGGATGTGAAATATTATAAATTGATTTCGATTAGTTTATAATGTTAGTATGTAATATATACAACATGCCTTACGGTTTTATTTACAAAATACTTTTCCCAAATGGAAAACATTATATCGGTCAAACGAAACGTTTGTTGAAACACCGACAAAAAGAACACAGGTACGATGCAAAAAAGGGTGATACGAGATATCTATATAATGCTTTACGGAAATACGATATGGAAGATACTTTGGAACTTGTAGAAATAGATACTGCAGATAATCAAGAAGAATTAGATGAAAAGGAAATTGGATACATTCTATCGTATAATTCATTTGACAGAGAATATGGATATAACGGAACGCTTGGTGGAGCAGGAACTAACGGGTATGTCTATACAGAAGAAGATAATCGCAAAAATAGTGAAGCAAAGAAAAAATATTATGAAGAAACACCAGGGGCAAGAGAAAAAAATAGTGAAGCAATAAGAAAATATTATGAAGAAACACCAGGAGCAAGAGAAAAAAATAGTAAAGCACAGAAACAATATCATAAAGACAATCC